AATACTAGATTCCTTCTTCCTAAATAGGTAAGAAGGGATTTTTGTGTGTAATGGCATCTCCAAACTCTAGATCAGATCTCATAACGTATTGTAAAAGGCAATTAGGTGAACCTGTCTTGGAAGTAAACCTTGACGATGAGCAAGTTAATAACGTTATTGATGATACGTATCAGTTTTTCCAAGAGAACTGCTACAACGGAATGGAAAGGTGTTATCTAACACACTCACTAACTGAAGACGACATTACTAGATTCAAAGCTACTACAACCACTACAACTAATGGATCAGATTGGAATGAAGCAACAAACTACATTCCAATTCCAGCACATGTAACTGGTATCAGTAAAGTCTTTGGGTTAGTAAGTAACTCAATTCGTTCTAATCTCTTTGGTGTTGAGTATCAATTATATTTGAATGATCTCTATGCATTTGGATCGATTGATATCCTCAATTATTTTATGACTAAACAGTATCTAGAAACTCTAGATATGGTTCTGAACAATGGATCATTCCAGCAGTTCAGATTTACAGCGCGTCGTGATCGTTTATATCTTGATGTGGATGCTGATTTCTTAGCAACAGATAAGTATCTACTGATTGAAGCACATCGTATGATTGATCCTACAGATGCTACTGAGATGAATAATGATTTATTTGTTAAAAAGTATGCTACTTCTTTAATGAAGAAACAATGGGGTCAGAATTTAATTAAGTATAACAATGTCCAGTTACCTGGTGGTGTTACTCTTAATGGAAGAGAACTATATACAGACGCACTAGCAGAAATTGAGAAAATCGAAGGAGAGGTTCTCAGTAAGTATGCAATTCCACCAATGGATATGATCGGATAAAATGCCTACAAGTCCCTATTTTCCAACATACTACCAAGGTCACAGTGGCGAACAAGGTCTCGTACAGGATCTTGTGGATGAACAAATCAAGTTGTTTGGTACAGATATATATTATATCCCTAAAACCGTCCTAGCAGACAGCACTTTGGATGAAGTTAGATACACAAAGTATCAAGAACAATTCCAAGTTGAAATGCTTCTACAGAACGTTACAGGTTTTGGAGACAACGCAGAGTTCATCAGCAAGTTCGGTCTTCGTATTACAGACGAAGTAATGTTTCGTGTGTCCACTAGAAGGTGGGATGAAGAGGTAGCTGATCATAATCCTACTCTTACTGTTGACAGTAGACCCAATGAGGGAGACTTATTGTACTTCCCATTAACAAAAGATATTTACGAAATCAAGTTTGTTGGTAAGGAAGAACCATTTTTCCAGTTTGGTAAGATCCAATTTTATGCTATCACTGCTGAAATCTATGAGGTTGGTAGTGATGACTTTGATACTGGAATCGCAGAGATTGATTCAGTTGAACAACTCTTTGACAATTCTATCAAACTAGTAATGGATCCTGGTGGTACAGGAGACTTTACTGTAGGTGAGGAAGTTGTTGGTGATGAATTCCTAGCAAAAGCTACCTCAACTATTACAGGTGATGCTGTAAGTGCCATAACTATTACAGACGGTGGTGCTCACTATAAAGTTGCTACACCACCAACAGTTACTATTACAGGAGGTGGAGGAAGTGGAGCAACAGGGACTGCGACGGTTAGCAGCTCAGGCATCGTTAATGGTATTACTATTTCTAGCGGTGGGTCAGGTTATACATCTGCTCCCACTATCACTATTGACTACAGTCCTAAGGACAATAGAGCAGAAGTCAAGTCATGGGATAGTGCAACCAGATCACTCTCGGTCATTAACAGAACAGGAACCTTTACTACTGCTGAAGTAATTACTGGTCTAACTTCAGGTGCTACGTGGAGTCCAGAAACATTTGATACTCTAAATAACGTCAGCAGCAGTTACGATCAAAATAGAGAGATTGAAGACGATGCTGATAATATAGTGGACTGGTCTGAGACTAATCCATTTGGCGAATTTGGTAATTTTACAGGTAGTATCTAATGTTAGGATCACATTTTTACAATCAAATTGTTCGTAAGAACATTATTGCATTTGGTACACTCTTCAATAATCTAACGTTGAAGAGTACAGATCCTGCTGATGGTACTGTATTAGAAGAACTTAAAGTTCCTCTAGCATATGGTCCTAAGCAAAAATTTATAGTTAGATTAGAAGAAAATGCTTCTAGTAGAAAAGTAGCAATTACTTTGCCACGTATATATTTTGAGTTAACTGGAATTGATTATGATCCTATTCGTAAGACATCCCCTCTTCAAAAATATAAAACTATTATTGCTGATAATCAAGATGAAGTAAGAGTACAGTATGTTCCTGTTCCTTATAATATGAGTTTTGAATTAGGAATTATTGCAAAGTCACAAGATGATGCTTTGCAAATTACTGAGCAGATATTACCATACTTTCAACCATCATTTTCTGTGACTCTTAATATGATTCCAGATATGAATGAGAAAAGAGATATTGCTATTGTTTTAAATAATATTTCCCATGAAGATGCATGGGATGATAGTTTTTATGAACGTAGATATATTATCTACACTTTGAACTTCACTATGAAGTCTTATCTTTATGGTCCATACAGCACTTCTGATATTATCAAGAAAGCAATTCTTCATGAAACATTGGGTGATGCTGCAGTCAACCGTAGAACTATTACAAGAACGTATACACCCAAAGCAACTACAGATATCAACACAGATGGTGTCATCGATGTTAATGATGATGCACTAGTTGATGCTGGTGATGACTTTGGATTTAATGAAGGAATTGAATTCTTATGAATACTCTAGAAGATAATATGGAAGACATGCTTAACATTAGTGCTGAAGTCTCTAATGTACCTGAAGGTGGTTGTGCTACCAGAAAGGATCAACTTAAGGATGTCACTGAAGATAGAGAAAAAGATTATGAATATACTCGTGGGGAATTATACTCACTCATAGATAAGGGTCAGGAGGCAGTACAAGGGGCGTTAGAGGTTGCACAGGAGTCAGGGCACCCAAGAGCATATGAAGTTGCTGTAGCGGCAATGAAACATGTTGCAGACATGACAGATAAACTTGCGGATCTGCATAAAAAGATGAAAGACCTTGATGCGGAGCAGAAAACAGGTCCATCTTCCGTAACAAATAATGCCATGTTTGTAGGTTCCACAGCGGAATTGCAAAAGATGCTTAAGAAAATGAGTGGTGGAAAACGCTAAATAATAACACTTAGACCAACAACTTGCTGTGAGATTAAGGCAGGGAGGTCATAAGTGCAGAATTTTAAACTACTATGGATATCAACAAGGAACTCACAGAAGTTCAAAAAAAGATAGACGATATTAAAAAGACTCAAGAAAATATACAAAGACTTCAAGACTTACAAGACAAGCAAAATAAGAGTAAAGGGTTGAAACCATTCAGTCATAAGTACGAAATGATTTGAAACGGTGACACTAACAGTAAATTTAACTACAAAAACAAGCAACATACCTAAATGAAGGTATAATTATATTATGAGTTTTAAGAATGAAATGCGTTTAAATAACAACGATCTATCACAGATACTTACTGCCTGTAAATTCTATCAGGAGAATACAGGAAACGAGTGGATGTGGGAACAGTATGAAGGTTTGATTAATAAACTCAAAACTTACCAAGATCAATATTCATCTGATTGAAAGGCAACTTGATTTTTGAACAATATCATGTTACAATAAAATCCAAAATAAATGAAACCAGAAATTCAAGAAAAGGAGAAGGTTGATAATTTCACGGAATTCTGTGAACCTACTCAATACGTCACCGAAGACAAAGTTCAAGAAATGATTGATGATGCTATAAGGCGACACAATCGTAATGCTTCGATTATTAGTTTTTGGGTTGGTTGGGTTGTACTGGCACTTTTTGCTGATGGTCTTCTTAGACTTGTTGGAGCGATACCTCCTTTACTTCCATGGTTGAAAATTACACTATAAAAAATGACTGATATTATGCACAAGGCGACACTTCTTAAACTATTAAAGGAGAAAGCATATAGGAAAGGTCAGTATACATTATCATCTGGCAAGGAGTCAGAGCATTATGTTAACTGCAAACCTGTAACACTATCATGTGAAGGTAGTGCGCTTCTAGCATCATTGATCTATAAGAAGTTAGATCCTGATACAAAAGCAGTTGGTGGTCTCACTCTAGGTGGTGATCCATTAGTCTGTTGTGTTGCACAGAGAGCATATTATAAGGGTGGTCATGTTGATGCTCTTATTGTTAGAAAGAATCCTAAAGGATATGGTACGAAGGAAGTTATAGAAGGACCAAAACCTGAGAAGGGTTCTGTAGTAACAGTTCTAGAAGATGTCACCACTACAGGTGGTAGTGCTATGAAGGCAGTCAATGTCTTACGTGGTGCAGGTTACACTGTTAATCGTGTGGTATGTATCGTTGATCGTATGGATGACCATGAGATCTGGGATCACAACAAGATAGAGTTTGTATCATTGTTTAATTTAGAAGACATCATCAATGGAACTTAACGAAGAAAACGTACTCAAAGTATTAGAGGAACTTATTCCTTATATTGAAGCTGATGGTGGATACCTACAGTTGTATGATATAGAGGATGGGTATGTTAAGGTAAAACTAGGTGGTGCATGTGAGACATGTGCTATGAGTACCATGACATTGAAGCAAGGCATAGAAAGAAAGTTAATGGAAGAGATACCTGATGTTAAAGGTGTTGTACAGGTGTTATGATTGTAGTTAATGCAGAAAATATAAGGTTATTTTCAATCATGATGTTAGCGATTGTGTGGGTATTCATACTCAATGTCCCAACTAAGGATTGATGAATTATAATTAGATGTAGTATGGGATTGAACGATCATGCCCCTAACATCACAAAGACATTATACAGTAGGTTATCACGATAACCAACTCAAGCATTACGAAATATGCGAGTATGCCATGAGTGCATACGAAGCAATAGAACACAGCAAAGAGGATGTTTCCTATCTAAAGGAACATCCTCATTTTATTGACTATTGTAATAACGAAGAGGTAGATAATATATCTCGTTTTATGGCATCTGGTATCCCAATGGGACATTAATTATGAAAGATGCAAAAACATTTAGATTTTCATATCTAATACAAGGATGGTGGTTGCTGTTAATCTTAGCAGGAATAGCTATCGGACCTTCGTTAGCATATGCATGATATTGAAACCACTGGATAATGCAAGCGACCCCACTTGGAGCATAATCATTTTATTGATTATACTTCTTGTTGGGGTTTCTTATTAC